CCCGAAACTGATACAGTAGAACCAATACCTGTTACGGAAACCTCTGTGACTGGATTGAGGACATTTACATCTACTGTATTACCAGCACCAATATTAACTGTTCCATCTATTGTGAATGGATTTGATGCTGTGTATTCATCTTCATTCTCATCATATAGATGTGTATGAGTTGGAATTGGATTTCCCTCGTCATTACTGATTTCAATTGTTCCAGGAATAACAACATCACCATTAATGGTAATGGTTGAACTTCCAAGAGATACTGGAAATGGATTATCAAAAGTTACTTGCTGTCCATCAATTGTTGCTACATTAAAGACTTCAAAGAGACTTCTCTCTTGATTTAAATAATCTTGTTCATTCTTATTCCATTGTGCCATAATTTAAATCCACTCTAATTTTGCGGGATGATATCTTTTTGTATTGGAAATATTTAAACCAGATGATGGAGTTGCTGGATATATGTTATGGACAATTGCTCCAGGATATTCCCCCTGCAATTGCTCTGCAAGACCTTGTTTTGAAGGAATTCCCTCAGAAACTAGTTCAAGTCTGTAAATACTTCCCATCCAAGTTATATCTGCAACATAACTCTCACCAACTTGATGTTGCTGTGGTGGTTCAGAACTATTGATATAAAGATTTCCGTTGAAATCTCCTTGTATATTTACTGACTCGGATAAAAACTCTTTGAAGGATTTCATTTTAATCACCACTTAACTTTGTTAGCCCAGTATGCTGCAGACATTTTGCCCTTAGCAATATTCTTAGCGTGTCTTGCCTTAAACCTTTCTCTTCTATTTGCATATGCTTCAGATTCTCCTTCCTTTTTAGGAGAACCCTTCACACCAACCTGCCCGAAACGAATAATATTTTCCTTTCCACCTTCACATGCTTTGACTACATGGGACTTTCCCTGTTCACCAGAACCGTGTGCTTGTGCTTTTGGTGAATTGCATTTCATTGAGGACTTATCAATCGCTTCCTGCATAAATTGTCCAAAAGTTTTCAAATCAGTTGAATTTGCAAGAGGAAGTTGAATTCCTGTAATTTTTTTCTTAGCAGCATCAGCACCTTGTTGTCCAGATTGTGCTCTCTTAATAATTTTATCTTGCCTTAAAGCACGTCTAGTATCTGCAGAAGTATGTCCTATTTCAAAACTAATACCCTCTTCCACACCCTGCTCAACAGGTTCTTTCTTTTTAAATTTATCTTCGATTCTTTTTTGAATGTGTTGTTGAGTTGCGGCACCTGCCATTTCACCTGCTTTTTGACCGACTAATGCTCTGAGACTTCCTTGTGCTGCAGGCCCAGCAATTCTTGCAGTAACTGCAGGTGCAACAGCACGACCAGCAGCACCACCTAATAATCTACCCAGAAGCATACCAATAGCAGGCAATGCCTCTTGAATATTTTCTTCATGCATTTCGCCACTATCAGCATAATCTGCTGCAGTATCAATATAATCTGCTGCTCTTGTAATCTTTGATTGGACCCAAGCAGGAAGATTACCTTCTCCTTTAACCTTTCCTCTCAGTCTTTTTGCTGCAGAAATAATCTTTGAAATTTCTGCTCTTGCCATTGAGTGCTCATGATCCTTTTCTTCATTTGTTGGATGTACTTGAGCAATATCAAATTTTAAACTATTTGGTGTTAATGATGAGGGCAATGAAAACATATCCCAGTAGTTTCCACCATATTTGCATTCCGAACGTGTTTCATCTTTACCGCATTTGGGACAGTATCTTACAGGTTCTTTTTTTCCTCTTATATCTAAAGATTCATCGACACAGTTTGGGACTTCCTTTCCACCTTTTATTTTTGTAGGTGGATTTCCAATTTTTTTACCATCCCAACATTTACTAGCGCCAACATTTTTTTTAGCTTGTGCAAGTCCTTCTCCAATATCTAATGTCTTTGGATATCCTTTTTCTCCTGGACGGGCAGCTCTTTCTCCACGCTTTCTTTTTGCATGAATATTATCCCACAAACCTTTTTTCTTCCCCTCAGTAATCATCTTCGCCACAGTCGAAACTACTTTTGCTCTTTATTATTTAGAAAATTTGTTTTGATAGTTTTAAGAAGTTCTGATGTTGAACCAATAAAAACAGCATTATTAGTGACAGAATTTGGACCCTTTGGTGCCCTGTCCTCATCTAAATCTTTCATTTTTTTCTGAAGGTCAACTAGTTTATCAGTAACATCGCCAATATTTTTAATCAACTGTCCAGCAACTTCATATGCCCTAGGACTATCACCTTCTCCAGCAAGTTCTAAAATTCCATTAACTGCTTCTTGTCCTTTTTCAATAAGAGAATATAAATTTGCTCTTGTATATTCATAATCTTTTTTTATATCAATTTCAATCTGAGATGGTTCTACTTTTTCTATTTGTGTGGGAGAACTCTCCACCTCAACAATAGAACTCTCTATGTTGAGTGCCTTATCAATGGAATCAAAATTCTTTGACATAATTTATTAGATATCTTGTTGTTGTGTTGGGCTATATTCTCTTCCATCAAAGAATTGCTCTATTGATTCATTGAATCCATAGTCTTCATATGGTTCTGCATCAATTGGGTCTGGTGTTACTGTATATCTTAATTCTCTCTTAGCAGTATTGATATCTGTTGTAGTATACATATCAACCTGTGCCTTACGGATGAGTGAATCGGTAGAATCCTCAAGAGGACCAAACAGATATGTTTTTGCAGTAAAATTAAAAGTATAAATTAAATTTCTTCTTGATGAAAAATCGCCTTCATAATCATCCTGAAACTGGATATTATCCAAAACGATTGGAATATCTCTTTTCTCACCAATAGAATCTAATAAATCTATTGTTAGATTAAATGATGGTTGAAAAAATGGCAATACCTGCTCAACGATTTGCAAAGCATCATCATTCAATTTTGCAAGTACGCTTAGTTGAAATCCAATGTTGTATGGAACTGGAAGATAAACTTTATTTATCTTTCCACCATTGTCTAAGGTCTTAAATGCCTGAGTTATTCCAGATTTCCTGGAACCATCATACGATATTGAAGTCATCTCAAATGACATTCTTGGCAAAGTGATTGCAATCGGTTGATTTAATTCTTCTTGCTGCTGAACTTTAGCAAGAAATTTTTGAATAGGGCCATATGCAACAGGAACCTTTAAATCAGATATAACACCATCACTGGAATTTTTATGCTTGATATGAATATCATTGAATAATGTGCCAAATCCAATTATAGTTTTTCTAATTATTTGGTGGTAAAAATATGTTCCTAGCATCAGTAGAATCCAAATGGGTTACTTTCTGTCGTATCTAAGATTTCCTCTCCCTCAAGTTGGAAATCTTCGTTTTGATTGTATTTAGCATCTTTATAATTATCATCATATATCTTGACCGAATATTGTGCAGATGAAGCTGTTCCAACAATAACTTCCCCAGGTAAAAATTCACCATTAGTAATACTAATCTCAAGAGTTTTTTCAGAATTTGCTGTCGTATTGACCCATTTCCTTACAATACCATTCGCATTTGATTTTTCTCCAACAACAATCTCACCAATTTGGAATGTGCCAAATCCAACTAAAGGTGGATCGGATATAGTTACTAATGGTGGATCGGTATATCCAGAACCAGAATCCGTAATGTAAATATCTGAAACTGTTCCTCCAGCAGATATTCTTGCTATTGCTGTTGCCGTTCTTCCACTACCAATCGGTGGGTCAATAGTTACGGATGGGGTCGTATAATAATGCTCCCCACCATCAGTAATATTAACTTTATAAACAGCACTAGTTCCAACAGAACAAGTTGCAGCAGCTCCAGCTCCACCACCACCACTTATTATAATATTCGGTGCTACAGAATAACCATAACCAGCGTTGGTTAATACTATTTCTTTTATAGCTCTAAAAGAACCTGAAATTGCTGTAGTAATTGCTACTGCAGTTGCTCTAAGTCCTCCAGGAGGTGGTTCGTCAATAGTAATAGTTGGTGCTGAGGTATATCCGTATCCATCATTATTAAGTATTATTTTGTTGACAACTTTTCTAACTGTTTCCGTAAATGCCAATGCCTCTGCAGTTGCAGTTGAACCAAGACTAACTAGAGTTAATGTTGTTATATATCCCTTATCCGCAAGTTTTTCTTGCAGTTCTGGAATATTAGTATCAATCTCCTCATCCTCATATTCAAAGAGTTCACATTTCAATTCATAGACATAATTTTTTCCAAGTTGATAAAAAGGATTTTCAAATTCAACATGTTTAATTTCAAAAAGTCTTTCTCCCAATGGGAAATAAATTAAATCTCCCTCCTTTGGTCTTGTTGAAAACAGTAAATCACCACTAGAAGTATTGCCTGCAGAAATGATACCCTGCATCAATGGTGCAATGTATGATTCAAACCTCTCTCTGGAAATTACTAAAGAAACTTCATTTTTTAGTTGGATTCCAAATTTAGTCATTATATCCATTCCAGAACCATATCCCTCATAATTATTCATATATGCTTCAATTGGGAAAGATTCTTTAAATGATGAAGACTGAACCTCTCTTATAATGTTATCTGTGCGAATATATCTTCTAGGAATGTATGTGACTTCTAGTCCATACATTCTTATCTGTTCATTGATTAAATTTTGAACGAGTCCTTGTTCTCCTTTGGACCCATGTAGAAAAAAGGGATTTAATGCCATTATCCAATAAAGTCGTAAGGTGGTAATTCATACTCAGATGCCATTCTTTGCTTAATCGCCTGCAATTCTCTCTCAGCATCATCATATATTTGCCTACCATTCATTTCTATTCCACCAGGAAGCTTAACTCCATTAAATTTAATTAAATTCTGACCCCACTGTCTCTTTATAAGAGCAGTAAGATACATCTTTAGGAATGAATCGTTATAAACTTGAGTAAAATCATTCGGGTCCAAGATTCTATAGCAATCTAATACTATAAATGTATCTGTACTCTGAGAACCCCAATCTATATCTAAATATAATCTATCTTGTCTTTTATTAAATCTTACTTGCTTATCAGTTGTCAAAAGAAAATCAATATCCTCCAAGTAACTCTTAGTCATAGCATATTGCAATAATTCTACAGAGTTAAAATAATATAAATCATTTAAAAATAACTGATACTTGATACTAAACATTCCTCCAGAAATAGAACTAGTATCAAATTTAAATATCTTTTCAATTCCAATTACAGAATCTGGAACCTGAAGGTAATTAGATGTTTCGTAAAAATTAAACGTGGTTGACTGCCCATCAATAATTGAAGTACCTGAGGTTGTAACTATTCCTACACCAGAAGTACCGTTTGCTTTACCACGGTCAATATCTTCCTGTGAAATCTTGTATTTCAAGTACATTCTTTCCACACCATCAAAATGCCTTTCGTGAAAGTATTGAAGGGCATCATCAACTAAATCATCAATCTGTTCTTCTGCAACATTAATTTCCAGTACAGGAGCACCTAGGCGTCTTAGACAATAATCTATTAATCCTTGCCTACTAGATGGTTTTGCCATTATTGGTTACTCCTGCAGTATTAATCTTAATTATATAATGGTTCAATTTTATTTATATATCGTCGTCAGAGAAGAGAGACAAAACCTCCTGCTGCTTAAGATATAATTTACAATAAACTTTAGAAAAATTTTTCAACTCACTAAAACTCATTTCATCAATAAATCTTGAATGTTTTTCATATTCAAACATTTTATCAATACTACTCAGTTCTATTTCGTCTGGATTCATTTAGTAACTCCATTAGTAGAGATTTAATTTCACCCACTTCATTTTTTAAAGATTCAATTTCTTCTCTTTGATTTTTTTTATACTCCGATCTTCTTTTTTTAGAGGATACATACATCTCGTATGCAATATCATCAGTATTAATTATAGCACCAGTGTTATCGTCTCTATAAAGATTTGTGTATCCCTCAACTCTTATTTTATCCATAATTTATATTAAGCAAGTGCAATTACCCTTATATTTTTAATGATTGGTGGTTTCGCTTGATTGGTTCCAGACATAACAACTTTAATAGAGAATCCAACAAATTCAGGTAAACTGGATGCAGTGTACTCATATTCCAAAAATTCATTATCTAAACTTGGTCTAACCAATTTATCTGGAAGTCCACTATTCAATGAAGGATTGACAACATCCAAGAATCCATCCTGGTTATTGTCTATTGTTAAATTATTATATCCTGGGAATAAAACAAATCCTTGGTCAACTGCAAAAGAATCTGCAGAAACTAAATTGTAAAGAACTCTGAAGTCAGATGAAGAATCTCTATAAGCACTAATTAAAACCTTCAATGAAGTGGATGGTTGCTCCAATGCGATTATAGATGAGACATATGTTGCGCTATGAGAACCGTCTATAATATTATTAACTCTACCATCAGTTATATAATCAGAAACTGGACTATTTAATCTATAGAATCCAAAATCAGTAACACTATTATCTATAAAAATTTGTGGAGAAAGATTGGGGTTCTTAGTTTGAAGATTTAATGCAGTTGTAAAAGACCTGGAATCGGGGAGTTCAGTTAAATATGAAGTCTCATTTGCTCTAGAAGCAACCATTCTAACATCATTAAATTTATTTGGTCTATTTAATTGAATTGGAGAATAACCAAGATCTAAGAAGGATGTTTCCGTCCCATCAACACTAGTTCCACTAACCATTCTAGCAAATGCTTTAACAGAAACTTGTCCACCACCTGGAGCATATACATCATATGATGGAGTTATTTCATTGTATAATAGGTTAGTGCCAGCAGCCACAATATTTCCACCAACTCTTGCACCAGCATTAAATGATAATTGTGGAGCGTCTGTTGGTGTATTATCACTAGATCTATTGACACCATTGGTAGTTCTACTGAATTCTACATAATAACTATCAAGATCAGATTTAATATCTGCAACTTCAAGTAAGGTTTGATATACATCTAATCCAACTTCGTTAATTCTTCTTAAAGAAACACCCCCAACTTCATATTTGTAAACTTTTTGTCCAACCTCATATGAAGATGTGCGACTGGAATCAACACCTCTAGTTATATTTGTAAGTGAGTTTGCAGTTACTCCAGTGTACTGTATTATTTCATTTTCGATAATAATATATCCTGGATTTGAACCACTAACAGCAATTCCCTCAAATGTAGTTAGATTTGAAGTATCTTCAACATTAATTAATGTTGAATTGCTAAGAAGTTGAGATGTAAGTTTAGTAGACTTTTTATCACTATAAATCTTTGCTAAAGTTACTTTATTTGCGGTGGAATACATTCCATGAGAGAACTGATTAACTTTCATAATATTTCCCGCATTGATTCCAGTTGGTTCTGGGCAGGACAAAACAGTTAATCCTGAAGATTGAATTCCAGAATCATAATATTGTACGGTTGATGTTATTGGGAAGTTTTCTCCCTGAACATTCGTCAGATATAAAGTATCGTAATAATTTACATCTGATATTGTAAGCAATGCACCATACCCAGTAGAATTTGATACGGAAGATGTTACAATACCTACAACATCACCAGAAACATATCCACTTCCACTACTACCAGCACTTACTGAAACTGAGGTAATAGTACTGCCAGTTACTGTAATGTCCAATTTTAATCCAGAACCTTTTCCTGAAACATTATATGTATCTACAGCAGAAGTATTGGCATAATTAAATCCACCTGTTGTTATACCTATAGTTGAATCTGCTGGTCCACCTAGTTCATCGATAAATCCATAATTATATTGCTTTGAACTTGATGTTACTTTTCTTCCAAGTGTCAAACTAGTGAATATTGCATCATCTTTTGATGTTGTTGTAACTCCAACTGCAAGTTTTCTTGGGAATATTTCAATAGGGTCTTTACTTAAAGGCCCAAAATAATTCTTTGTTGCTTGTGCAATTAATGGGGGATTATTGAATACTGCTGTACCAACTGAAGAAGTAAACTTGGCTTTATATAATTTAAATTTCAAATCTTGATTTTGATCAGCTGTCCAAATTGAACCATTTTGAGATTTGAATAGACTTCCAATTGCAAATTGTTTAGAGTATTTTGATGCCTCTGCTTCTGGAAGACCAGTCAAAGACTTCTCATTTAGAGACTTCTCATTCATTTCTGCAATAAAGACTTCATATCCAATACTTTGTGGTGCTAATAATACAATTGCATACTCATCATCTGGTGGAAGATATATTGGATACGGGAAAGTAATGCGACAAGGAATAGAAGCATCTTCAGAAACTAATTGTTTTAACTTTTTACCACCATTTCCAGGAACAATAGAATTTGGTCGCAATGTAACAGATTCTCCAATTTGCACCAACGTTGGAGTTCCAAGTTCCATACTTCTAACCTGAATAGTTACAGGAGAATTTCCACTATCAACCTTTCTAAAATAAATGTCAACTGCAGTTAAAAATGCACCATCACTATCGGAAATTTTATCTAGTTTAGTTGATGTATTTTGTGGTGCCTGAGAAGTTCTTCCAACTTCAAAAGATTGAGCCAAAGGATCATATCTTTCAAGAACAGTTCTTCTTCTTGTAGTGGTAGTAGTTATTGTAGTTGTATTTACAGTTGTTGTTACTGTTGTATTTAAGTTTGTTGTTATATTGGTAGTTTCATCTTGGAATGTATTGAGTCTTCCAGTTGCAGTATAATTTGTCTCTGCTCTAGAAATATCAGTGGACCCCGGTAAAGGTTCCTCATTAGTTTTACTACTTGTCAATTTATATGTTTTTGTTCCAGTATTAAATTTAACTACTGGTGCAGGAATAGAAAATGGATCTTCAATAAAGAAGCAACCTTGAAGGTCTCCATTTGCATCACTTATAAGAGCACTTCTAGATAACCAAGCAACTGCTCCACTAGTTCTTCCAACGAACTTCATATATCTGGTTAAATATCCACCAAAATTAATATTGTTTGCTAAAGAGTTTGTATCTATGTTCAAATAACCAAGACCAGAACTGTACTGTGAAGGAAGAGTTGTATTTTGGTTGTATGGGTTTGTTATATAAGCATCAGTTGGATTATTAAAATCTCCATACTTGTGATTTGGCCTACAAAGACTAAAAGATATAGTTGGATTTGCTTCAGTTGGGCCTGTAAGGTTACCTTCTGATACAGATACTACTTGATATCCATCAACAACTTCACCAGTTATGAATGAACTTCCTGAAGCATTTTTTTGTACTGCAATAATTTTTGGAATATATTTTAATTTTGATTGACTATCTAAGAATTGATAATGCCTTGCAAAAGGCATTAGGTTTGATGCATTAAATTCAACATTTCTTGATCGCATGAATTTTTCATCATCAACAGAAATGAGTCTTCTTACTGTAGAAGAAGCTGTATCCGATGTTGTAAATGTTTCATCTGATGGAGTTCCAGGAACTGTATCTACGCTAACTGATGTTGATGATGATCTTGATGTAGTTCTTTGTGTTCCATTTGGCCACCTATCACCATTTGGTTGCCTTCCAAACATTTCATCGAAAGCAGATGCCCTAATTCTTGTAACTTCATCTATAGTTATAGGATCGCCAGTTGCTTGTACTACAACAGTTTGTGTGTCAAATACTTGGTTATTTAAATTTATTGTTTTGTTTATTACTTTTGCAGGTTCTTTAATAAAAGTTCTGACCCATCTATCTTCAGAAGGACTTAAAGAAAGCGTACCAACATATTCCACAACATGGAATGGGTTTACATTTTCAACTCTAGTAGCTATTGGTTGCTCAATCCAACCAACTTCTTCATAATTTAATGTTAGTGATTCAAGATTTGAACCTCTAGATACAAATCTAATGTTTCCATCTTTACTGTAGTAAACACCATTAACTCTTTTTGTTTCCGGAATATTTGGAAGAGTATTTTGATTCTTAAATGCACTAATTCCCTTGTCAACTTCGATAGTGCTTAAATATCCATCAATATAAGAATTGTTTTGGAAGTTATCTACAAAAAATCCAGTTTTAAATTGATCTAATCCATCAGCATCTTTAATTTGTAAAGCCTCAGTATTTACTTCTAATAGAGATAGTGTAGTAGTTCTTTCCAAATTTTTAAGTCTTGTGTCTATCTTACCAATATCTTTCATAGTATATCGTCTATTTGACTCAAGACTTATTATTGCATGACTAGTCTCACTTAAATATGGAGGTAAGAACAATGTTGCAAGTAACATTCCTTCACCCTCATCTACTGGTGCAGTTGGACTCAATGCAGGTGTTCCATTTTTAACTATAAATTGTCCATTTCTGTTTAAATATAATTTATCAATTCTTCCAATATAGTATTCAATTCCCAGAATTAGAACTTCATCTGGAGCAATAATTTCATAAGATGATAATGCTCTTGAATCAAAATCAAATGGAGATTCAGTTAGTGAAGATAAATTTGTAATAGCAGAAACTCTTGGTCTAAAGTCCAGAGTATTTGATGCTAGAACATTTTCTTTACCTATTCTTGGTATGAGTTTTTGGTATTGATTCTTTGAATAACTTAGTGCTGTAAAAACTTGCCCATTGTCATTAGTAGGAACTGTATAATGATCAAAAATAACAGTTACTTTCTTACTTGGTTCTACTTCGCCACTCTTTCTGATGAGTTTTGAATAATCATAATATTGATTATTTTGTCCCTGGTCGAGTATGTATCTATTAGTAATATCTTTGTATTCACCATCAATTATCGTATCAATGGGAGTGATAATTTCAGATTCTTCAAAAGTGACAACTTCTCCAGTTGTAAATCTTTCAGCGTTTAAATATACAACTTCTAGATTATTTGGGAGACTTGTTGGTTTTCTAATAACTCTACAAGCAGCTCCAGAAACAGACCCAATAATCTTTTCGCCAATAATAGCATTGTTCGCTACATTAACTAAGGAACTAAATGTTAATTGATCCAACTCCGGAAAATCTGAATCTAATGACTCATATATTTTAATAATTTTTGAAACATCTGGATATCCAAGACATATTGCATCATCCTGGACTCTAATTCCATAAACAGAAGAATATGTCAATCCATCAGAAATAGTTGCATCCGAATCTGTGCCAGATTTTTTATATTTTGATAGTGAGTAATTGACTATAGTATTTCTATTATAGTTTTTGACCTTACTTTGAATACCAGTTTTTGTTAGAGTTGCTATTAAAGTATCTACTGTTCTGGAAGCGGTAATATTATTAAATGTTACCTGATTCTGTGTAGTATCCAAAGAAACTTTATCTGCAGATAAAGTTTCTATAGCTCTAGTTGTATAATGTAAACTATATCTTTCCTGGTCAAAAGATTCAAAGAAAGCTGTAGAAATTCCTGCAGATAAACTAAAATTGCTAGAATCTACTGTAAATGTCCCTGCTCCAGTGGAAAACTCATTTATAGTTTGTGCTTTAAAAGAAAGTGATGAAGATGATAAATCTACTGAAGATATATTTGATTTTGGTAAGTTAACATAGAATGAACCATTGTTATAATCAACTATTTTCGCAGTTCTTAGGTATAATTTTAACTTAGTGTCTGCACTAACTCCAATTGTTCCATCAGAAACTCCAGATACAGTTGTACTGGTGCCAAGTGTTATAGAGGATAAATCTGCTGCAATTGAAGATACAACATTATAATGTGGAACAGTTCCATCTCCAATATAAGATATCACATCACCCACTTTTATCTGATTACTGAAGAATTTTCCGGGGCAAGTAACTACTCCACCGCTAGTTAAAATAAACTCATCTGAAGAAGTAAATCCTGGTAGAACTCTTCTATACAAAATTGTGTCGGCAGTAAAAGATAATAAACCCCCCGCAGTTGCTTTAAATAAAGATTTAACATCTTTTAATGAATATGCTATAACATTAGTTATAGTTCTTGAATACTCATCAACACCATTAATGCTAATTTTTTCACCTTCCTGAAATGTTCCAGAAGTTTGTCTAAGATATACTGTTGTAGAATCACCTCCAGCGGAAACGGCATATCCAGAAGCACCACTACTTACTCCTTTTACAAAAGATGATTTTGGTAATTCGGTATTACTCACTGCGGAGTTAAGTGTTATTTTTGTATAAGTTTGTATATCATATAGATATAAATCCCATGATGACGCTGCAGAACCATATGCAGCATCGGTTAAATTGCAGTTATATAATCTAGCATCTCCAATTTTTGTTCCAGAAGCAGCGGTATTTGAAGTTTTTCTGGAATCATACAGTCCGATAGTTTCTCTAAAATTTGGAGAACCATTGACATTATTTACCCTTATAAAATTACCAAGTTTTACTTGTGATGAAATTCTATCAATTTTTTCAGTAGTTCTTGGTTTTTGAATATCTACTACTGTTGAATTTTGCTTAACAATATCATAACCCGAAACATATGCTATTCCGGGCGATAATTTAATGCAAGCGATATCTTCTGAAGGAATATTTCCATCATCTGTAGTATCTCCGGGAAAAAATAAACCATCATTTCCCTCATAGTCATTTAATGATTCTTTGAGATTAATAATAAATGGGTCTACACTATAGTCTCCAGATTCATCATATGTTCTTTTTGCCAAATAGTCTCTAATTAAACTATATTGTGTAGTAGTTTCCTCCTTCTTGAGTTCACCTTCATCTGTTCTCAAATACTCAATAAAGTTTGGATCTCCCAAATCATCTAATGGTCTTTTATCTAACTTCAGCGAAATTGAAAATCTATCTGCCCCAGGAGCTGCAAAATTTGTAAATCCCTTTGCATTATCATATAATGAATTGTCTTCTTTAGCATTTACTATAGTTTCATTTACAGTAAATCCAACTTTATATGATGGAACATTGTTGTAGTAATCTAAAATTATTGTTTGTGGGAGTACTTCAACAAAGTATCCCCTTACGAAATAAACTCCTCTACTGACATGAGCTGCAGAACCTATTGCAGTAGAATTTATAGCAATAGTTGTAGCAAATGGAGTCTCTGATGAAATTAAGGTATTACCATACAAAATATCTTCGTCACAATATAAAGATTCGCCATCAGAAAATTGTGCAATTGCATTATCATTATCAGATTTAATGTATTTTACATAAAGTGTTATATATTCTACTTCATCACTATCACTTGGATATGCAATATAATCTACTTCTGCACCTACTCCAGATGTTTTTCCGTATATTCTTTTCCCAATAAAACTATCAATATAAATGTTAATATCTATTCCAAATTGTCTTGGTTCTAACTTTACTGCATAAAATCTAGAATCATAAGTAACTCCCCCAGGAATTACCATAGATCCATCTTTAAATATATGACTACCAAACTTTTCAATTTGATTTTGAATTTGTGACTGAATATTATTCAGTTCTCTAGCTTGAATAGGTCTCCCTGGACTAAAAAGAACTTTATAATACTCTTTAGATGAGTCAAAATCATCAAAATATGGACTTACATTTAAATTAGTTTTTTGGGCCATTTGTTAGAATTCCAAGATAATTTTTACGTCTTCTTTTTGTCGGGAACTTCTTCCTACCAGAGGTCTATTATCTATGTAAATAACATCCCCACTATTATTATTTATCTCAGGATTTGAAAGACCTTTAGTAAACTGTGAACCCAGATTTATTATTTGGTCATTGACAGTTGTACTAATTCCGGTAAAAGCACTATCAATTGTCCCTTTAAATCCAGTTTCTGGAGATATTACTGAACCACCATCGAATTCAAATTCTATATTCTGATTTCCAGATGTGGAAATTCCAATATAATCAGTTTCATCTAATCCATCACCAAAATATAAAGATCTATCTTTAAAATACTTTAAAACTTTAGTCGTTGGATCGTATGCTGCAACATAACCAGTTGCAACAAAACCACTACTCAAAACTTGGCGTATTGTGTCTCCAGGATTGGGAACTTGTACGGTTTCTACAGTAGAAAATTTGATAGAATATAAACTTGAAAATTCATTTTCAATAAATGTTTCTGCAGATAAAAATTTTGAAGGATTTTTTATTATACCAATTTGTGAAAAATTAGTATTAGATGGAAAATCCCTTGTAGAGTCATCAAATCTAGCATATAGTAATGCTCTATCTGCACCCAATTCTTGATAGATGTTGTATCCATGACCATAAGATGGTGGAATTATCGGTATTAATCTTGCAGGATTTGGAATACTATTTGCTGGTTGTAAAGAACCCAAATCAACTAATCCATAAGTATATCCACTTCCTCCAGCAGTAACAATAGCATTAATAATACTTCCAGAAGCATTTACTTCGATAAAGGCTTTGGCACCTACCCCATCACCGATTATATTAACTTCACCTGATGTATATCCTGCACCAGCAGAATCAATATAGATTTTTTTTATTTGGTTTGTATTTACTCTAGAATCTCCATTTTCTCTTACCGATGAAATCTGAGAATCTGTAGATGTTTCCCAAGAATTTGGTAGTGTTATATATTCAGTTGAATCAAATTTGACAATATCTGCAGGATTTACTGTAAATAGATACTTCCAAATATATCCATCACCACTTTCTCCAGCCTTTGATGGTTCTAAATCGGTAAATGTTGGTTCATCCTGAGAAGTGTTTCCATTTGGGTTTGATCCAGAAGAACCATTATCTAAACAAATATAAACCTTATACTCCGAATTAATAACATAATAATTTGCATCATATAATCTTGATTTCTTGGTCACAGGACTCAAATTATTAATACTATAATCATGTCTATAGAGATCGTATTTTGAACCTCTAGACCAATCAACTCGACGAACAACTCTTCTTATATTTGAAGATGTTACTCTTTTTCCAAAAAGAATCGTATCTTTATAGTGACTAATATATGAATTATTATCTACTGGATTTGGAACAACAGTTCCACCTAAAGGAGTTTCCCATTCAGAATCTCTGCCAAATAAATCTACATCTGGGTTTGCTAATCCCAAAAATATATAATAAGAATTAGAATTATCCTCTACAGAACTAATAAAATTATTAGTATTATTAATTCTAAATTTATCGGTTACTATTGCAGGCATTATTCATTGATTTTTCTTTTATTTATATTGGAGAATGTATTTTATAAAATCGATTTTTTGATGGAACCATTGTTCCTCAATCCATAACCTCTTCTTTGAATAATTGGAAATGTTGATAATCCACTTATAATACTTCCTTTAACATTAAACGCTAATGGGGTATCAGAAGTTCTTGTAATACCTGAAATTTTTCCCCAAGAAAATCTTCCAACTGGATAGTATCTACTAGTCAATCCAAAACCAGGACCAACATTATTTTGTATTGATGTTGGTAATCCAGAAATCGAAGTTGTTGACAATACATTGCAAGTAACAATTCCAGTGGAAGCGTTCCAAGAATGTACATAATATATGTTATCGACTGAAACTGTACTTATTCCAATTATATCAGAATCCGATGTATCGATAGATGTTATTCCATTACCAGCAGTGGTTCCATAGACATATATTGGATATCCAACACTGAACCCCTGAATTGTTAAATCATTTAAAACAGCATCATCAACTGTAAATTCTATTGCTTTGGGAACACCAATACCATTTACTAATTTTATGGAAGTTATTCCAACATCTAAACCATTTATTGCAGATGAATTTGATGTTAAATTATAATATTGTTCTGGTGGTTCAATAATTACTTTCGGTGGATTTGTAAATGTATAACCAGAACCAACATTTAAATCTATAAAAGATGCTGGTTCAACAATTTCACCATTGGAAATTTCGATAGTACCTGAAATAGTTACTGAATCTAATGCGTTTTGCACTTCTTCTGATGTTGATAATGAAGTAATTCCTGGGTTTATTGCAAATATACCATTATTCAAATATGAGTATGGTTTTGGGCAACTGAATGATGCAACAGTTCCGATGTATCCCTGACCAACATTGCTTAAAATTAATGAACTAAATTGTCCATTTGAACCTATTAGCACTGTAGCAGCTGCAGATACTTTTTCTACACTTTCATCATAAACTGCTAAATTTATATCATTTACTGGTATAGATGTATTATCATATTTAAATAAATCAATACTCTCTACAAATACTTCACTATCTGAAGATGAGAAATTTTTAATAATTCTAGCAGTTGGATAAATCTGTGCTTCTAAAGAATCTCTGGATTTTGAAACCTCAGTATTATTAATAATCAAATCTCTTTTTTGCTTTATCCAATTAAATGGGCGATAATTAACATCATCTATTCCATTTCCAAGATATAAGGATGTTTGTAATTTATCCGATCCAGAAAGGTCCAAAATATATCTTGATGATTGTGGTTTTACTGGAGGATCAGTAATACCCAAAACTTCAACACTATCTCCAACCTTTAAGGTCTCAACAACATCAACCAATACAGAATCTTCATTTTCAGTACCAATATAGAAGAATATATCTATCCTATCTTCTGGTTTTGGTGCTGTAGTAAAAGTAAAAGATGTTCCTCCCAAAAATTCATATGCTTCTCCTGGATTTTGGAGAACTCCATTGATAAAAATAACTAAAAGTGAATTCATATCAATCAATTGCGATTCTGCAGATTCAGAATTTTTTTCAAAACTTAATAATTGGGAATTGTAAAATAGTGGAAATCTTACTCTGCTTCCATCCTGATAATTTTTAACTGAATCGATGAAATTTAAGCTTCCAAAATTCCATAGAGCAAAAGAATCGTTATATACATCAACCACTGTAAGTTCAAATTCATTTCTAGGGGAATTTAATTCAGCAGCAGTAACTAATCCAACTGGTTTAAACACATCACCTCTTCTAAATGCATATCCATTCTTTACAATTTTAAAATTTTTAACTTCAAATAATGTTGGAGAACTTATAACCTTATTTGGGAGAGTACTTTGTCCAATTGCAACGGTGACTATTCCAACAAATTGTGTTATTGCGGAGGCAACATCTGAACAGTATGGGGGACCTTCGGGATCAACAATAATTGTAGTATCAAAAATTTGTGAGTATTGAGTTGTTGCTGCACTTACAGTAACACTCTCATTTCTCATTACTTGAATAGCAATATCTCTTGCTTGCTCAAAGGTATAAATTGATTCAACTTCTTCTCCTTGCAGATATGGATTGTCAATATAAATTTTAGCCGCTTCATAAACTAAATCATTACCACCATACTGCAAATTATAATTAATAGTTGTTAATACACCAACAACATCATCTTCACAATCGGTAGAAGTTCCTGGTCCAGGATATCCGCCATAATTTACAATCATTCTATTTACTGCTTCATTTGCAATAAATCTTTTGTTTCTATCAATCAAAGATGCTGCATCTGCAAATCTTCCACCAGTAGTTGTTGGAATTCCAAGAACATTTACATCAGCCCCAACACCAGTTATTTTAACTGCTGATGGTTGCACATCAACATTAAGACGCAATCCAATTCCAGTTTCGGTAGTTTGCCCAATCCCTAATCTGGAAACACCAATAACTTCTAAGTTTTCATAATTTGGGGGTTCAATAATAATTTTTGGATTTGAATATCCAGTTCCTCCATTATTAATTATAAATGATAGAGTTCCTCCTACCCCAACAACAACATCTATATCTGCTACCGAGCCACTGTGTCCATCTTCCTCAATTGAAAATGTAACAGGACTCCTATATCCAGATCCATAAGAACCAAATTCAATATTAGTAGTTATGCCAACAATCGATCCAGAACTGACCACAGCAGTAACAGATGCTCCAACTAGAGGTGCATATCCAAGTCCAGATGTTGAACCCAGAGATACAATTAAACCACCTCTTGGAAGAGAGTTTTTGTTTACATCATCTAATGATATCTCAATCTCTCCAGTTGATGTAATTATTCCAGTAAATGATACTGTACTTACTCCAGAAACCTCATCTTCAATAATAAAAAAGTTATTGCCAGGATTTGTTTCTGTTGTTGGAGTTTGGAAAAATCCATTTATTAATAAAATTCCATTCCCCCCATCAGAACCCAATCCAACAGTACTAATTCCTTGAACGGTTATCTCATAATCTGTACTTAAACCATCAAATCTTTCTGAAATATCATCATATATCTGATTACTTTCATAATTTTTTCTTAAGAAAACTCTACCATTGAAAGTTGCTTTAGCTCTGGTTAGATTTGAAAAATCTTCCTCTTCAATAAAAAACGCACTTCCTCTGGGAGGTTCTGCAAAGTTAATTTCATTCCCAACAATATTGTATGATCCCCTATAAATTCTTGCTGAAGTGCCATCTAAGTGTGAAGTTGCAGACGTTCCAACTGCACCCCTAACACCATCTATCAAGAAAAAGTTTCCAGAATATGTTATTGGACCAGAACTAGTAGTTCCTAAACCGACATTATTTACAAATACATATTCATCTTCAATCTTTAGTAAATCTTTTGGATTTATACTGCTAATTCCACTTAAGGAAAAGATAGTTGTTCCAGCTCCAATTTGTCCACCAATATTATTGAACAAATTAAATTCCAAAGATGAATATGAAAGTGGGTATTGAATAATATCATTAACTGCAACTAAAGATTTTTCATTCTTTTTATACATTTCCAATTCGTGAGCATTTCCACTCCCACTATCAGTAAATGTTACATATATTCCAACTTCAGCATAATCTTTTCTTGTGGAAAGTTTAAACTGGTCAGTATTTAATTTAATTACATAAACTTCTTCGGGTAATTTTGTAGTTAAAACCCCAACAGAATTTAAAGTTTCTCCAATACCTATTGGACTTGCATCAATTCCCTCAAAAGTTGATTTTGGAGTATAAATTAATCTTTCTAAATTGCTGAAAAAATGATTATCTATTTTAAATATTCCAGTCTCTTTATCTAAAATTGAAGTATTGCTGGGATTAAATGTTTTACTAAAAATCGGTATTCCATTATAATACATACCAAATTCTTTTCGATTTATTGTATCCAGGTTTTTACCAAAAAATGTTGTTTGAGTTAAAAATTCCTCACTGGGCAAGTAATTTAATGGTTCAGGAATATTTTCATCAAAATTTTTATATATTTTTTCATTATATGAAAGTACTGTTGTAATTCCAGATAATCCAGAATCTGGATAAAATTTAACAACTAATTGATTTCCAGAATATTCTCCACCAAAAGTCCCTATTCCCGATGTACTACCCACAGACACAAATGGAAATTGACTGACATTAATATTTGTCCCATCATGTATTACTGAGAGTTCATGTAAACTTTTTGAGGTCTCTGATGCGCAATCTACAGTAACTAAAGATTTACATGAAGTAAAGAGATCTTTACGCATGGAAAAGACCTGTACTGGAGAAGATGAACTCCCAGAATAAAATTCAGATTCATAGATACAAGTTCTCTCAGATTCATCTGGTTGTCCTAAGGATTTAAATCTATATGTACCAACACCAACAGATGTTGATCCAAACCCAATATTTTTACATCTAATATAAACTGGATTCTCTATATCATTAATATAATCGATACGAAGAGTATCACCTTGAATATAAGAAGTAAATGTTCCAATAAATCTTCCATTATATTGAGGAACATCATCAAAATTCCACTCAGTTATATAGGAGTTAGTTCCATCATGAGTAACATGCAATTCTACATAATTTTTAAAATCCAAAGACGAATCTATCAAATTAACAGTTGCATATACTGAACTGTATTGATTTTTATCAAAGGAGAAGAAAGAAACTGAAGATCCACTAGATACCAAATTTGTATATGATAGTAAGTCAACAAATCCAACTGAAACAGTATTAATTCCAGTAGATTTTGTTAAAAATCTGTTCTGAATTACTTTTATATAATAATCTTTATCATTCGGGTCCAAAGGGTCAAATTGAAGGTAAAAATTACCAACAGAATCAGTAATTGCCTCAAGATTTGAAATAATTTCTTCAGAACCAGTTGGTGATATAGTGTTTTTTACAAGATTTATAATGTCAGAATCATCATTTAAAGTTACAATTTCAGTTAATTGTGAGTGCTCGCCATCATTTGATGTAACTTGTACTAAAAATCTATTGAAATTATTATTTGGATCTATTGTTAAGACATTACTAAAATTGTCCCTGTTATCATCGGAACTAGAAAAATTTCCACTAATATCATCTATTTGTAAGACCCTATTAGTTCTTACTTCAATATAGTCAGAAAGTTTAGTATTTTGTAACTTTAAAAACTTTGATTTTGCCATTTTACAAATGTGATTTTTAACTTAGTATGTCTACATCAACAGATAGGTCAAAATTATTGATAATATCAACTCTTCTCTCAGATATATTATCATTTAGCAACAAAATATTTGATTCCAATGCCGTTCCTATTCCAGCATAGGGGTTCGCTTTGACAGAAGTTATGAACTGAGTATCTGCGAAATTTTTTAATCCACTTGTATGTAGGAGATCATTTACAGTGGATACAATTTCATCCCACCCCTTATCACTCTTTATAGTGTATGATAGATTTTGATAATAATCATTGTCTTCAATTACTTGGAAATCTTCACTTAGTTTGCCTGTTTCATTTGCCCATCCAATATCTTTACTGCTATAAGCACTAATTTTAAATGTACCACTAGATGTCTTTATTAAATCTATTGTTGCTTCATTTAAAGAATCATTTCCTCGTAATACTTCACCTTCAGATAAAGTATATGTTCCATAAACTCTTATTGAATTTTCTGTAGGTTGCTTTACAATAAGATCTCTTTTCTCAAATCCAAACCCATTATCTGAAGATATAGATTCACCTTCAACAAACAATCCAACATTTTGATTTACTGCAAATGTTGGATAATCTATAGAATTTACAACAGTTGCAAAAGAATCCTGAATTGTTTTAGCGATTCCTGGATTTGTAGTGAGTCCAGAAAGGCTATAAGTTAAAGTTCCAGGATTTGATGCTGGTTCATATGAAAGAACATCAAAAAACTGGTAATTATAATCGGAAGAATTAAATCCATCCCCACCAGAACTATATTTTTGTATACCCTCAACAAAAATCTTATCACCAAATTTAAATGGATCGGTGGAAAATCCTGCAATTGGAGTTGTTAATATACATGTAACAATTCCGCTACTAGAAGATCTAACTTCTGATATTGCCAATCCATTAGTATTATCTATTGCCTTAATTGTCACTGGTGTTGGAGAAAGTCCCTTTGGAGAAACTTCTACTTTAACAGAACCCACACTAAGACCGGATAATTCAGCCTTGATTATACCATTATTGATAACTTGATTGGTAGATGAATCTAATATTATTAATGTTGGTGTAGTTAAGTATTTGTTTCCACCACTAATAACATCAATGCTGTTTATTATATAATTATTTTTTATAGTGAGTATTACTGGAATTGCTGCGCTTGGTCTTAAAGTATTATCTGATGGATAATCAAAACCATTTGTAAATAACTTTATTTGGTTTGGATTTCCAATATCATTAGAGACTGGAATAATATATGCACCAACACCAGAACTTGATGATGAAAATCCGCTGAAAATTGGTAAAGTGTCTATACTGCTACCTTTAGATAATATTTTAATTCTATAAATTTCCCCATCAGTATTAGTAGAATTTGTATAATATCCAATAAAATCACAATCAGTATCTGAATAAGATAGTGATTCTGGTTTTCTATTTAAGGAAAGATTAAATGTAGTAGATCCAACTCCGTAAGCATTATATGCAGGAAATTCTCCATTATAAACACTATCAACATATGAAATTTCAGTATAATCTAATGTTGATATGTCGGAAGTATTAATAAAATTGGACTTTGTTATATTATAGAATAATTTCTCTGGCAAATTATCAGAATATTTTAATATTAAATTTGCACCTGGAGTAATTCCTGGTGTCCCAAAGCCAATTAAACTATAATCCTCCTGAGTCTCTATTGTTGTAAATTCTCTATAATATTGATTATCATAGAATAATTTAAATTCATATCCAAATAATGAAGAGTCTGATAAATCAAAGATAATGTCATTGTTCCTAACAATAGAAATTTTTGGATTTATTCTTGATAGAGTTTGACCACTACCACCAGAACTGGTTATTGTTATTGTTCTTGGAATCTGATTTTGAGTGTCTTTATATGTTTCCGAAAGTTTAAATGTATCGTCATCAAGCCTTAAAATATAATAGTAACCTGTAGTAAGACCACCTGCAACAGAATCTGTAGAATCATAGTATACTTTCTGACCATTTATAAATCCATGATCATT